AACGTAATTGCTCTCCTTAGGGAGCGTTGCGTTACCCTTGGGGCGGGGGGAACCCCGCTTGCCAAGAGTAGTTGACAGCAACTTCACGGAAGCGCTGCGTCAACTAGAGCCCGAAAGGCTTGACGGCCATTTCGGAATCTATTGTAGAAGGACGGTTGGAATAACCGGTCTCCTGCAAGTCTATTCACCACATTAACTAAGTGGAGAATAGGTTTAGTCAAGGGGTCACCCATTAGTACCCCATTGACTAGCGTCACACTTCTTATATCAGCGCCCATGTCGGGTCGCGGTGTGCCGTGGGACTTCAACACGCCCGTGGCGTGAAAGAAGACCGTGCGCGGTCGAAAGCATGTTTTATGCACGATCGCGCGTAGGAGGCTTGGTATGCCGCATTTGCGCATCCAAGCCCCTCCCAGATCAGCTGCGACTGTATGTCTCAGCTGATCGGTTGCCTCCTTATAGTCCGTACTGGACATATAGAGGTGTTTGAAGGTGTCCGTCCGTTCGACGTAGCCTTCATAGGGGTTCTCTTCTCGATTATCGAGAGAGAACACCATATCTCTTACTTCGTCTGACATTAGACGACAGAAGAGATTCCATCCGTGATTGGATTTTCCCATCCCGGATGCACTGCTTCTAATCCCCTTCTCCAGGGGACTAGAGCACAGCTTGTTTACTAGATCGAGTACGATCTTTAAACAAGCGCGAGCCTTGGTAACGGTCCTTGCCTTACCCGGCTCTTTCACCATCGTTAAATACGCACTAGTCAAGTGCGACGGTGGTGATCGGAGAACGTGATCTAGCGATAGCCAGAATACCACTTCTCCGGTAGATCCAAAATCTTCTACACTTTTGTAGGTTTGGATCTGCCCGGTGTCCAGGTCCCGTACAGGTACCTGCTCACCGATCGGTAGTGACGCGAGGATTTCTCTCGCGGCCTCTATCGTGCCGCCATCTCTCCTGGTCTTTTCCCAGGAAGATGACGTGCTTACCGTGACTCTCGCCTTAGTCGATAGCCCGGTAAATGCCTCTGAGGGTAGGTTATCAATAACCTCCTCGAGGACAGCCATCCGAAGTGAACGAGACGTCTCGTTCTCGGGTGGCGGCTCCTTTCCAATGGTGACTAAGAATTTCACCTTGGATTGGAGAAGGACAAGTGGGGGGGGTGTCCCCGCCCCTCTTGTCTGAGACAGGATCCCGATGAGAAAATCTCTTCGAGGACCTGCCGAGCCGTTCGCACGTTTCCAAACGTTGACGAACTGCCTGCACCAATGCGGAATTTGGTCTAATTCCGATAGTGCTTGTTCAAGGTCTCCGCGCATAGCGTGGGCCTTGAACCACTTCCGGCTAGCTTTAAGCTGAGCGTAGGAAGTAGTGATGGATAATGCCTTATCGGTCATTATACCATCAAGAAACTCGTCGCCAAGAAGGCAGGCGATGTTTCCAAGGGTGAACATGTCGAATCTACGCCATGTCCACACCTCTTCGGGATAACAGAGGTATCTCTGTAAAAATATCCCGTCGACAGTCTTTAACATCTCGATGAGACGTAAAGACCGTGCTCTCTTTGAGGCATATGTGTCTTCAAAGAGAGCTTCGACTAAACCCGATGGCATTTCGGGGTCAGTCGCTCCATTGAGGAAACGGTTTAACCGGTACCTCAATTTACGAGCCCATGTCCGGTAGGGTCCGGGCTCGTTACACAACGCACGAAGGGTGTGTCCCCAGTGCGTGTGTTCGTATATCACGTTAAGCTTAGCTTCGTGCATACGTACGTTCTCAAATCTTATTTTAGATTTAGAGGACGAATCCCACTTAGCTCCTAGGAGCCTAGGTGGGAGAGGGTCCTGTAGACGTATAACGTCACCGGACCAAACGACTATGTCGGGGTTTGAACCCCGTACATCGCCGAGACGATAACCTGCGTGGATTTTCCACGGGTCGTCGTACTTAATCCGATATCGGGATGTCTTCCTGAGTCGGATCGTTCTCCCTGCTTCCTTCGCGTGAAGGACAGAGGGGATATCATCGGTCTCAGAGCCGGAGTGCTCTGCTTCCGAGTCGATCGATGCGTCCATGTCCATGTGCGCATCGTCTGCCAGTTGGGAAGCCTCTGTGAGGACTTCAGCCAACGAGCCTGCGGGTGACAGAAGTCCTTCTGTCAGCCGACGTACAGTGAGGTCCCGGCGATTGTCGGGATCCTCATCGTTTTGCTCAGTTAGGGTAAACCCTGAACGGAGCAAATGTTCTCGGTTCTTCGTCACGGACGCAGAACCGGAAACTCTAAGAATCAGGCACGATGGTACCTGCTTCGTAGAAAGGAATTTAGTACCAGTAACGTACTGTTCTAAATCCTTGGGTACAGGAGGCTTTTCCAAGCGCTCGTTGTACCAAAGGGGAAGGTCAGACATGAGCCTGAACAACCCTGTATGATCTAGTGGATTTGTCCAATCCATAGTCATTCCCTAACGTTGCTCGCCACTAAAGCGAGACTACTTAGG